GCCTAGGTCACGGCAGCTGCGATGGACTCCGGTCCATTCCGAGGCGTTAAAAGCATCCTAAGATGCCATCCCCCTAAAATGTTCCTTTACCACCTCACTAGGATTAGTTTCCCTTGTAGTTAAGCCCACAACTGGTCCTCATTCTGATCAAAGTCAGCGTAACCGTAGGCCATAACAGGCCCCAACGGTTCCGGTTTGAGATCGGACACAATCGTGCACCTCACAAATTCAGTCATTTGACTCGCTCGCGCAAGCGCTTGATGAGACAATGGCGGCGGCAAGCTACCCGCATGTAATGCCTTTTTCCACACCACTTCATTCATCTTTAACACTTTCTTGCTTCGTGTCACCTTGTCCGCCTTCTTCGATGTCAACAGCGTACAGCTGAACAACGAATCTACGACGAGAGCCGAGTACAAGCGCTGCCAAGCGCGTTCCTCATCCTCCGTCGGGATGCCGATAATGGGCTTCATCGGCAACCGCGACATGGCGATCTTGTGCATTTCCCAGGTTCCGAGCGAGGGAACACGAGAGACCGGATACAAGTCCGGTCGCTCGAGAATGCGCGCAGCAATTCGTCGGTCCATGACGGTCGGTCCAGCACGGGGCACGGTCTTAAAACCAAGCTCCGGCGAACCTTCCTCCACGGGCTCCAACTCATCACGTGCACGCACTGTTGGCAAGCCAACTCCACCTAACGCTTCGGGTACAAACCATGGTACGCGACAGCGATTCAAAATTTTCCGATGGTGACCAATGAACGCCAATAAGAGCTGATGCCCTAACTCAATCGGCGCAGACCGGATCATTTCCCTACACTTCACACCAAGCCCCACACTCGCATCAGCGACGTCTTCCGCGTGGTCCATCGAGCGCTTTAGCCCGAACATAAGACCCAAGTTGACGTATTTCACCAAATCGAAGTGCAGTTCTCGGAACTTGCCGGAAGGACTCACAGAATCCAAGGGCGCGTCCCGACGAACAAAGTTCGTACTGTTCACTTGTGCAAATTGTTTGGAAAAGTAGAATTTCCCCAAAGAAGGAGTAAGTCCACCAAATGCCGTTATCCTCTTCCACAGTTTAAGACCCTCATGCGTAGTGCGGAATAAGCAATCATCACCGTTAATTAACAGCGACGTATCCGCAAGCGTGTACTTTCGTTTGAACGCACACTCCAATGACCACCGGCACATGGCCGCATTGGCTACACAGAGCACTGGGAATGACACGACTGATCCCATCAATTGTCCCCACTTTTGTGGTGTTTCCACACCATCCTTGTCAACGAACACATGTCGAGTCAACGCACGCACAAACAATTCATTTTCATCGTCCGTAAGGCCGATTTCCTCACTTATAGCATCCGCGATTGTTTCAGATACCCAAGGAGCCAAATTGTCAGTAGCAGCCGAGTAGTCGCCAGAGAGATAGGCCTGCCCGGATGGCAGGTTTTTCCCGAGACGATCCTGCACCGTCCAAACATCAACCGGCTTTCCGATGAGTTTGAATGCAGGATGCCGCGCAAGCGCGGACCACATAAACTTCTGCAGGGGCTTTAAAACGAAACCCACGGAGGCAGCACCCTTTGTAATCACCCTCACCTTCAGGCTTTCAGCCAGGCCCACCGGTTTGACCGGCAGGCTCGAC